ACGTTGCTTATCCGCAAACCGAACGATAAGACAGTATATGTGTTGCAACATTACTTTTTGCCACAAGCCCGAATTGATGAGCTTGCCGACAAAAAGCAACGCAGTGGCGGTCATAGTAACGATGAAGCTCCTTATAAGCTATGGGCTGAAAGAGGATTGCTCACCGCCTGTCAAGGTGCTCGTGTCAATTATAGTGATGTTACAGCGTGGTTTGTACAAATGCGTGAGCAATATAAGATTGACTGTTGGAAATGCGGCTACGACCGGGCGCTTGCCGGCTACTGGGTGGACGAAATGACCGCTAACGGTTTCACAATGGATAAAGTAATTCAAGGAACTTATACATTTTCTCAGCCTATGCGAGAACTCGGAGCGGCGCTGCAAGACAAGCTCGTTAATTATAATAACAATCCCGTGCTTAAATGGTGTCTATCTAACACGGGCAAGAAAGAGCAAGGGCTAAATAACATAATGCCCGTTAAGATTTCCGAAAAGCGAAGAATAGACGGTATGGTATCTCTACTTAATGCCTGGGTGGTATACGTCAGAGATTACGAAGATTATATGTACAACGTAGGGTAGGTGATTTGATAATGCGGAAACGTGGACTTTTTGAGATAATTTTCGGTAAAAACAAAAACGCCAATACAGCCGAACAATATCACTTGCTTAATACCTATCAGACGTTATTTGCACCGTTTTCGGGAAACGCATATGACATAAATACAGTTCGTGCCGCCGTTGACGCTTTCGCCCGCAGATGTGCGGACGTGAGGCCTCGACACATTCGCCGAGGCGAGGGCAAGTTTGCCGATGTTGCTAATAGCCGATATAATAGCTTGCTACAATTCCGACCTAACCCATATACGACGGCGTATAAATTCTATTACCGGCTCGCCACACAATACAAGATATACAATAATGCGTTTGTATATCCTGTATGGAATGCAGCAACAGGCGCCCTCGAGGCGCTGTATAACGTAAACGCAAGCTCTATTGAGCTTATAAACGTCAGCGGCGAACTTTGCTGCAAAATGACGTTTGCGACGGGCAATGTATATACTTTGCCGTATACCGATCTTATTCATATCGGCAGGAATTTCAACGATAACGATATTTTCGGCGATAGTAATAAGCCTATTACCGCCGTACTTGCAACAGCAAATACGTTTAATCAATCTATGGGGAAAATGGCCGAGCTAGTCAGCGTTGTGCGTGGCATTCTGAAAGTGCAGTCAACCACAAAGACAGACGATCTCAACCGCCGCCGTGATGATTTTATCCGTGATAATCTTAAAATGGACAATAACGGAGCGGGCGTTATCGTTACTGACAACAAATACGAATACACGCCTATCACGGACAAGCAAACACCTATCCCGACAGGTCAGCTTGCATACATTAAATCCGAAATATACGATTATTTCGGCGTATCGGAAGAAATCGTACAAAACAAGGAAACACCCGAGCAGGCGTCGTCTTTCTACAATGGTGAGATAGCGCCATTCTACGCACAGCTATCACAGGCTTTCACAAATGGTCTGTTTTCTGCCCGTGAAATGGGTTACGGAAACGAAATTATTTTCGAGGGAAACTCCCTCCAAAACGAAAAGCTCTCCGATAAAACGACCGCCTTAAAGTTTCTCGCTGACATAGGAGCTATTACCGTAGATAACGTACTTTTAGCCTATAATATGTCGCCGCTAGGTGGAGAAGAGGGCGCTCGTCGTGTGCAAACGCTGAATATGGTTAATGCAGACAGAGCCGACGAATATCAGCTCGGAGATAGTTCAGACAATCAACCGCCGCAAGAGGGCGGAGAAGAGGAGGAATAGCAATGCCATTCAAACCAGGAGAACGAGAGTATAGAGTTTTCTCGTCCGTCGCGGCCATTCCGTCTAGCGACGAGAATACGCCTGCGTACCAGGTCAAAGGACGTGCCGTTGTATTTGATAGCCCTACTTGTCTTGCAGAATTTGAGGGCGTCAAGTATTTCGAGATAATCGACCGCAACGCATTCATAGGGTGCGATACATCAGACGTGATTATGAACTATAACCACGGTGGAAAGGTAGTCGCCCGCCTTAGAAATCATACACTTAAGCTTGACTTTAACTCTGAGGGCGTAGACGTGACCGCCAATTTATCGGGAACGGACGAGGGGCGCAAGCTATGGGAAGAAATCAGAGGAGGCTATATTGACAAGATGTCTTTTGCTTTCACGGTAGCGGACGACGGCGAGGAGTACGACGCTGAAACTCATACCAGGAGAGTAACTAAGATAAGAAAGCTATATGATGTCTCAGCGGTGGATATGCCGGCATATGAACAGACGTCAATTTCTGCGAGGAAATCTTTTGAGGCGGAGCGGCAGAAAGATTTTGAAAAACTGGAGCAGGAACGCCGCAGAAAATTAGCAATAGCAATGACTTATATTTAAGAGGAGGAAAAACAATGTTTGAAAAAAGGAAGAGCGAAATCAACCGCCGCAAAGCAGAAATAAGAGAACTGCTTGAAAAAGGCGTTGACGCAGACGGAAACGCAATCAACATCGATAATATCACGGAGGAACTGAGGCAGCTCAACGCCGAGCTTTCAGACCTTGACCGCAGGGCGGCAGCACTCGGCGAGGCAAGCGAAACATCAAGCTCAATCCCTAATCCGTTCGCAGAGCAGCGCAACGAAGGACACGAGACAGAGAGTTCTGAGCCTAGGGCCGTATTAGCCACGCCGGAATATAAATCAGCGTTCGCTAAGACGTTGCTTAATCGCTCTCTGACTGAAAAAGAAAGTAGAGCACTTGACACGGCGCTAACCACTACCGCAACAACATTCGTTGCGCCGAGCGGCTCGGTTGACGGCGTAAATAATGGTGGACTTTTTATTCCAACCGATATGAACCTTTCGTTGCTCGAACATATCGGGCTTGTATCGCCTATTTTCCGTGATGTGTCTAAGACTGCTGTTCCTGGACTTACAAAGTTCCCATATCGTTCAACGATCACAAAGCCTAAGAATGTAAAGGAAAATGCTAAGACACCCGAAACGTCAATCGAATGGAAAGACCTTACGCTGTCTATTTCCGAGATTGCGGCAACTATCCCTGTTTCGTGGAGACTTGAAGCAATGGCTGTCAAGGAATTTATCTCATATCTTATGGGCGAACTCACGGAACAAATGGAAGATAAGAGCGTTACCGAAACTATCTACGGAACAGGCTCAACAGACGATCAGCTCAGCGGTATATCAAAAGACGCTGTTAAGTACGAATACGAGGGAACGGCTCTCGACGCTATCGGCGTAGCTCTCGGCAAGTTCAAGAGCAAAAAGCACCTCGTAGGCGCTAAGATATACGTTTCAAACACTATCATCAACGATATATCGTTCACTAAGGACGCAAATGGAAACTACATCTACACGCCTATCAACGGAGCAGGCATTAAAAGCATTGCTACATATCCTGTCGAGGCTGACCCGTACCTTAATGACGGTGACTTCATCATAGGAAACCTCAGCAGATACTACAAGATGAATGAGCACGAGCGCATTTCTATCACCCGTGACGTGAGCGGTGCTAAGCGCCGCAACGATTACACCGCCTACGGCATATGGAGCGGAGCATTACAGCCCGAAACCGTTGTATACGGCGTGAAGAAAGCGAAGTAGCCTAAAAGGAGTGCTGCATAATGAAAGACAATATATCGGAACAATATGTGATTGCGTTCAGAGCGGCGCTCCGTATCAATCATACTCGCCTTGATGATGAGATCAAAGACATTATATCAGCCGCTCGAGCTGATTTACAGCTCGAGGGCATAAGGCGTGATAAAGTATGTGATGAAGATGACCCGCTTATTAAGCGGGCTATCTCCGCATATGTGAAAGCCGAGTTCGGACTTGATAATGCCGACGCTCCTAAGTATCGTGAAAGTTATGAAATGCTTAAACGCAAGCTTACGCTGAGCGACGAGTATCTTGAAACTAGGGAGGAATAGCTATGCTATGGCGTGATATAGGCTATCTTTGTAAAGCTGTCAAAAAGCTCGACGCTATGAGGCGACCGACCAAAACCGAGTATGAAAAGCGTGAAATCTTCTGCAATGAAAAAGGCATAAAGCGCAATGAGTTCTACCAGGCTCAGACGGCAGGATATAAGCCCGAGCTTTGCGTAGAAATAAAAGCCTCTGAGTATCACAAAGAGGAATATTTCGAGTACGGCGGCGATATGTACCGCATATTGCGTTCGTACCCTACAAAAGCCGAAAACCTTGAAATCATATGCACAGCGTTGGTAAATGAAAATGTCTAAGAAATCAGAAGTTGTATTCGTTGATACATCGCCCGAAGTCAAGAAAGTAATGGCGGGACTTGCGAAATCTGCGTTAAGAGCTAGCGGTAAAGTTGTAAGAAAACATATTCGTGATGATGTACCGCTTAGAACTAAGCGAATTAAAAATCATATAGCATCGTGGGTATTCATCGACCGCAAGACGGGGCAGCCGCAAATGCAGATAGGTTTCTACGGCTGGCAGAAAGTCAAGAAGCGAGGCAAGCAGCCCTCGCATTCGTCGCCGTGGTGGATTGAAGAGGGAACAAAACCGCACCTTATACATTCGAGCAAGAC